ATTGAGCGAATGAGCCGTAAATGTGCATTTGATGTATTGGTAAATAGCAATGTAAGGATTGATGTTAAAGTTGGCAGACCATGGCTTTTAAGAGGCTCTAGGGTACATACTTTTGGTATCAATAAAAAAATCCCATTGTGTGATATTTATATGATATTTGCTCTTGGCGAATCCGGGAAAACCGAAAGGCTGTTTATAATTCCATCAAATGAATTGAAACTTATATCAATGTGTATAGGCAAGGACAGTAAATATAATAAGTTTGTTGATCGGTGGGATTACATAGACAAGTATGACAGTTTTTACAAGGCTTTGGCATGAACGTACATCCTATACCAAAGCCCACCCACAAAAGGCAGACACATAAAGTACAAAAGATAACCATGCAGCACACAAAAGAATGTTGGGTATGTGGCACTGTCCTAACCCTTGAATCACATCACTGTTTCGGCGGTGCCAATCGCCCCATATCCGAGCTATACGGTCTAAAAGTGTATCTATGCCACAAACACCATACAGGCGGCGCAGGTGTGCATTTTGACAGGGTACTGATGGATGAATTACATAGAGAAGCACAAAAGAGATTTGAAGAAGTGTATTCAAGGAATGAATTTTTAAAAATGTTTGGGAGGAATTATTTATGATGCACCAATTGAAAACATGGCCTAAATACTTTCAAGCTATCAAGGGTGGGGATAAGACATTTGAATATCGTAAAAATGACAGAGGATTTGAGAAGGGCGACATATTAAATCTCCTTGAATACAACCCTGACACGCAGCAATATACAGGCGATGAACTCCACGTAAAAGTTACATACATTTTAGAGGGGCAAATGGGCATTATAGACGGTTACGCAATAATGTCCATAGAAGTTATATGAAAGCCATATCTAAATCTATCCGCCTCTCTTTCACCGACACCAACGTCCCAGAACTCACCCTCACCCTCTCCTGTACCCGCCAAGAGGCAATATCAGCAGTAGCAGAGTGTAGGGAGATATTGCAGAAAGGTGAGCTTGAAGTGGAGTTGAAGAAGAAAAGCAGGAAACGCAGCCTTGATTCTAACTCTTATTGCTGGGTGCTAATCGGCAAGATAGCTAAAGCATGGCAACCTCCTACACCAGAGGATGATGTGTATATCGAAATGCTGAAACGATACGGGCAGCATGAGCCGGAGTTATTGTCCGTAGTCGCCGAAGCTGCACCCATGATCTACAGAGCCACGAGGAACCATTGCGCGGAGGTGGGGGAAAGTGAGTTGAATGGGAAGGCGTTCAAGCATTTCAGAATCTTGATAGGCTCCAGTCAATACAACAGTAAGCAAATGGCAACCTTGATAGACGGGATAGCAAGCGAAGCAAAGGAACTGGGCATTGAGACTATGACACCACAGGAAATTGCGGGAATGAATGAAAGGTGGGGGAAAAATGGAACAAATAACTTTAAATGAATACCGCAAAGTCATCCATGAGGAACTTGAAAAGTGTGGCATAAAGATTCCAGTAGAATTGAAATTTGATTTATCCATCATTGAAGGTACTGAAAATGTTGCCAAAACAAAGCAATTTCTTAAATTGTGCAACGGTGACTATCGCAATTCTGTTTATGTAAAGAAATTTGGCGAGCGTGATGGTGATGATCGGTACTTCGACTTACTATTCTGTGTTGGCGAAGATGGAACGCCCGTATGTATACCTATACCGATTGCCAGAAGGCTTTTTGACTGCAAAATTGAATCAACTTATTTCGGGCAAATAACAGGCGTGCAGTATGAGTATATTTACAAGGCTTTTTACAATAACACAGAGTTGCCATTTTAGATAAATGAGGGGCTAACAACCCCTCTTAGGGGGTGATTAATCATTGAGGGATGGATAAAGTTGTACCGTGAGCTTATAAAAAAGCCAATATGGAAATTATCAACACCAGAACAAAAAACCATTCTTGTCACCCTTTTATGCATGGTAAACCATGATACTGAGGAATGGGAATGGCAAGGCAAAAAATATATGTGTAGGCCTGGGCAAAAGATTACAAGCCTTGAAAAAATACGCAAAGAATGCGGCAAAGGTGTTTCAATACAAAACATACGCACTGCCTTTGTTAGATTTGAAAAACTTGAATTTCTAACATACGAATCAACAAAGGAGTCAAGGCTTGTAACTGTTCTAAATTGGGAGTTGTACCAGTCGACAGAAAGCAATCAACAAAGCAATCAACAAACGGGTAACAAAGACCTAACAACTAACAAGAATGATAAGAATGATAAGAAAAAAGATATATCTGTATTTGCCCCACCAACTATCGAAGAAATTAAATCATATTGCAGAGAACGAGATAATAAAGTCAGTCCTGAAAAATGGTTAGATTTTTATTCAAGCAAAGGATGGATGATTGGCAAAAACAAAATGAAAGATTGGAAAGCCGCGGTAAGGACATGGGAGCATTCTGATTCTAAAGAACAACAAAGTAAATACCGCGATATGACAAATTATAAACCGGGGGAGTGATTACATGTTACCAAACAATCCAGAAATTGAAAAAAGTGTACTTGGCTGCTTACTGATGGGAAAGCTTGACTATGTTTTGAAATTATCAGAACTTGACTTTATGAGCGAAGTCAACCGGCAAATATACAAAACAATCAGGGAGATTCACGAGCATAAATCTACAGTTGATGAATTCACCGTATCGGATGCACTCAATATTGATAACGCACTTGAAATAGTTGTAGGCCTCGCAAGTTACGTTTCGACTCCTGAAAACATGGAACATTACATGGGTATCTTGAAAACTTATACAATGCGCCGTGAAATTATTAAGGCTTCCATGAAAGCAAGGGAAATGGCAGAGGGTGAACACTTTGAAAATGCAGTAGAGTTAAAAAGTGATGTGTTACAGGCGTTTGATATTGCCGTATATGACAACAAAAAAACGGACAATAGCCTCAAAACTATAATGATGGCGGTAATGGATGATATTGAGGATAAATTCAACGCGCCAAACGAGCAGAAATATTTCACAGCGTTTTATGACTTGGACAAGATCACCGCAGGGCTTCACCCCGAAGAACTCACAATAATAGCCGCACGTCCCGGAGTAGGTAAAACCGCCTTTGCACTGCAGCTCATGTTGAACCTGGCAAAGAAGGACTGTAAATGCTTATTTGTATCACGTGAGATGTCACAGGTTCAAATTGCTAAAAGGATCCTTTCAAATCTTGCTTTGGTAGATGGACAAAAACTGAGATTCTGTAAAAGTCTTGTTGATTCAGACTGGCCCAAAATTACCGGAATACTAACAGAGATTGAAAATATGCCAATAGAACTAAACGACACACTTGCAACTATTCAAGAAATCCGGGCATATTGCAGAGAGTTGAAAAACAAAAGGAGTATTGATTTGCTTATAGTGGACTATCTCCAATTATGCCGGAGTATGAAAAAGACAGAGAGCAGAAGGCAGGAGGTTGAGGATATATCCCGGCAGCTCAAAGAAATTTCACTTGAATTTTCAATACCGGTCATAGCACTCAGCCAATTATCAAGAGACAGCGCAAAAACATTTAGAGAACCAGAGTTACACGATTTAAGAGAGTCCGGAAGTATTGAGCAGGATGCGGATAACGTAATATTCCTTCATGTACCCAAAGAAACCGATGAAGCAGCGGACAACTTTGATATTAAGGTGATAGTAGGGAAACAAAGGAACGGTCCTACTGGATACATATATCTGAGATATTACAGGAGGACGTTTAAATTATGCAATCTACGATAACTGCTGAACAATTGAAACAGGTGAGCAACCAGCGCAAATGTCAAATAATGCGTGAAATAATTAAAGGGAATTTAAAATTTGTGAGGTGACATATGGACAAAGAAGAAACATTAAGAATACTAAGAAATTTTATTGATTGCACGACAAAAGCATATAGGCAAAGAACATGTAATTGGTGTGTGGTAAGAGATTTACTCATGAATAGAACGTCAACGGCAGGTATGACAAGTTGTATAGCAAAATGCAGGGAATTAAGCATTGACCCGCATGGATATAACCTTCCTAAGGAGATTGAAAGGCACAAAAGAAAAAGCACACTAACAGATCAGGAGGAATTTGACGGATGAAAATATCGCATAACGACCTGCTCAGAGCCGAAGAACGCCGACACATCATAACGATTCAATCTGATTTCCCTGAAATTGCTTATGCCATCGAGAAAGATTCGCTTTGGATAATTAATCGGCAGACGGGCGCACAACTGGAAGTATCAAGGGAAAACGTGTATAAGTTTGCGGATGAAATAATGAGTGTGGCAGAGGTTTATATGGGACAGACGGGATTACATAAGGTGAGTTGATTCAAAGTTTAAAAAGATTGCGAGGTAAATGTGAGGTGAAAGCATTGGAGATTATGCGGCAATGGGCAATGCCAAACAGTGAGACGTTTTCAATAAAGCCCATAAAAGAACTATTAAAGCAAGAAATAGCTGGCGGCATTTGGTTAGACCCATTTGCAAGAAATAGCAAAATAGCCACTATTACAAATGACTTGAACACTGCTTGTGATACTAATTACCACATGGAAGCAATAGATTTTTTAAAGCAATTTTCAGACAATTATGCTGATGGTGTATTGTTTGACCCACCATATAGCATGAGACAGGTAATGGAGTGTTATCAGGGCATAGGCATAGCAGCCTACAATACAAAAATGGACTTTTATTCTAAACCAAAAGACGAAATTGCCAGGGTATGCAAGCGAGGTGGGAAAGTAATTAGTTTTGGCTGGAACAGCATGGGCATGAGTAAATCAAGAGGGTTTGAAGCCGTTAAAATATTGCTCATTCCACATGGTGGAGCAAAAAACGACACGATCGTAACAGTTGAAATGAAGGTTAGTTAATGCGCCATAAAAGGACTGGTCAAATATAAAAAGTGCGAAGTAAAGGGGTGAGAAATTTGCTTGAATTACAGCCTATAACATTGAAAGAATCACAGGCTTTTGTAAATGAGCATCATAGGCACAACGTAGCTCCAGTAGGTCATAAATATAGCATCGGTTTAAATGACGGTGAGAAGGTTATAGGCGTTTGTATGGTAGGCAGACCAATAGCAAGGCACAATGATGATGGCTACACGCTCGAAGTCCTGCGAACCTGTGTACTTGATGGCTACAAAGATGCTTGCAGTAAACTGTACGCAGCTGCATGGAGAGCAGCTAGAGCAATGGGGTATAAAAGACTGATTACATATACTCTCATATCAGAACCGGGAACAAGCCTGAAAGCAGCCGGGTATCACGTAATTGGTCAAACGGAGTATAAGCCTAAAGGGTGGGATGTGCCAAGTAGGCCTAGAGTAATGGCCGAAAGATATCCCACGGAACAGAAATATATATGGGAAGTTAGTTCAACATAACAAGAAAATCCGCACCAACGCTGATGGAGGCTAGGCTTGGAATATAAAATAAAAGGTGGTGTACAATGCCTCCTTAGCCAAAACTATATTAGTATCCTGGCCGATACAAAGCGGACTAAGCCTTCTAACTCCGCATATAAGCAGCCAATAAAAGAGATAAGTGAGGTTATATACAATGGAATACAAAATGTGTACAAAGTGCAAAGAATTAAAACCAGCAACCACAAGATATTTCTACACTGGAAAATCCAACAAAGGTGGATTAAAAACAATTTGCAAACTTTGTTTAAATAAATCAAGAAAAGAATTAAGACACGAAAGAAACTCAATAAAAGATAAGCAGCACCGCATAATAGTGTACTATAAATACCAATCACAAAACAAAGAATTAGGAGAATGTTGGATATATAAAAATTATTTG